GGGAGAGGCGGGAGCTTTTCTGCATCGAAGGCGTGTTCCCAAATTTCACTTACCTTCTTGGCTGTGACCTCATTCGTTGACGTGATCTCGCCCAGGATTTCCTTGGAACGCGAAAGATGACCATGAGCGAGCTCTACCGCCGCCGCCGCTACCCCTCCCAGAGTGTTTCCGACCTCTAAAAATGTATAGTAAATTGTTTCTGCTGTAGCGACCAAGCCATGAAGAACGTGGGTAAACACCTTCGTCATCTGCGGCCCTTCTTCGCCCATCCATTTTCCCAATTTAGACATGACTGGTAAAAGCGCATTTCCAACCTGGATTTCAAGGGACTTGGCGATGAGAGCTACATCTCTTTGTGATGCTTGATATGCCTTATTTTGTGCGATTCCTTCCGGGCCAATAATTAAATGCAATCGTTTCGCCGTCTCTTCAGATTGATCAAACAGGTCATTTGTCAAAAGAAGAATGCTCCGAATACTGCTCCAAGAGCGTCCATAAACCTGCATTCCGGCTACGTTTTGCTCTGTAGTGTTTTTAATCCCCCTTAGTTTTGTGTTAACATCAAGCATCACGTCGCTAATTGGGCGCAATGCTCCTGTCTCTGTGTTTTTTGTCTCGACTCCCAAAACTTTGAACGCGTTAGCGTTGCTGTTCATCTGTCGGGAAAGCATCATGGATGCAGTTGAAACCTGGTCAGAGGTAAGCCCGACATGGTTTATTGCCACCGCCATCACCGAAGCCTTTTCGGTGGCAATCCCCATTGATTTCGAGAGTTGGGCTACTTTTGAATCCCAATCGTTCGCGGCACCCATTGCCGCTTTAAACATGGCTCCGCCAGCCAGAATAGCAGTGGCACCGATCAGGACGCCCTTGAACTTATCGAAGCCCGCCGTAATCAGGCCCAGGTGGCTTGTCATCTGGGCCGCGCCGTCTTTTAAAGCCTGGGTGACATCGGTAATCGCCTTTTGCGCATCAGACGAACTGCCCCCGATTCTTACGCTGATATCATCTGCCATTTACTTTATCCTTGAGGTAAAGCGTCAAAAAGACTTCCGCCGTTTTCATCCAATCCATCAGCAGGCAACGCGCCGCCGCCGCCCTTCTGCTCGATCCCGTAATACTTTGCTAGGGCGTTTAGAATTCGATGTTGTGGCGGGTTTTCGTCATGAAAGGAAAAAATGTCCTTCAGCCGCGGCAAGGTCATAAAGTCGTCTATGTACTCCCACGTCCAGCCAGGAAAGCAGGTCAAGAGGTAGGTATACAAGAGCCCCCACTTTATTTCGCCGCCTGGATTTCCCCCGGCTGTGCTACCTCCATGCCGGAAACCGCCATGACTGCATTTAAGACTTTGGCCATGTTCCTCATGTCGATGCCGTCCTCGACTTGGTCCTTGGTCATTTCCGGGTAATTCCGGGTAAGGGCCGCGTGTACGATCTCCACGCATACCGCCATATCTGCAGGGGCGAACGATCCCATTTTCAGTGTTTTAATTTTCGGCAATGAAAGCCGGACCTGTTTTAACGACAACGATGGAACGATCAGCAGATCATCCCCTATTTTTATTTCTATTCCTTCTTTCATGTGTGGAAATTCCTAGTGGTGAAAGGTGTCAAAAAGAAACGCCCTGAAAGGCCTGAAAGCCAAGCAGGGCGCAGAATAACGACGAGACAACTTTACTCGCTAACACTCCATGTCATTACCTGCCCGTTGCCAGGGTCGAAGGCCTCCAGGTCGAATTCAGGCACGGAAAAGTCTTCATTCTTGAACCCGATAGACATTTTTTGAGGCACCGCCATCGGGAAAGAAAACGTGGTCATTTTGCCAAGGTAGGCAACCGTCAAATCAAAACGCAGAGTCGGCGCGTATCCCATCGGCAAATTTAAGACAGTCTGTTTTGACGCACCCGTGAAGAGGGCGTTTGTATACTGGAAGCTCTGCAAGACCGTCAAGCCCGCGTCAGCCGTCGAAAAGGTATAAATGCCGGTCGTAGTATTAACCGCGTATTGACCCACAGCAGGGGCCGAAGCGACACGTTTAAGCAACATACCCGTGGCCGCATAAATACAGCCAAGATCCGCGACAAACACCGCACCAAGTCCGGCTGATCCCTGAGATGTGGGAAAGGCAACGGACCCGGAAGCGGTGCAGGTGCAGGTAACAATAAGCCCGGTCCCTATCCCGGTGACGGCAGTTGTCGCGCCCGCCGCCGTAGGGGCCACCGTGTAGGCTCCAGAGTTAAGCACCTGCACAGCGGTCACGATTCCAGCCGGGGCCGTGACGACGCCTTGAGCCTTTACCGTTGCGGTTCCAAGATTCACCAGGATAATGTCGCCGGTCACGTAACCCGTTCCGCCAGCAGTCAGGACAATACCGGTCACGCCGCCAACCGCCGCCGGGGGTATCACATCGCCCACCGTGTCCGAATAGTTCGCAAAAATTCCAGGGGTCAGAGTTTGCCCGAAAAAGAGAGCATTCCAGGCAGCCGCAAAGATCCGCGCTGGCTTAACCTTGATTCCCATTTTTACCTTGCCCCGACCAACAGCAACGGGGAATTGATTCTGTCCAAAAAGCTCCTTGAGGTCGCCGGACAGATCCACGCTGCCTTCCTGCAAAACCATAAGGGGGATAGGGGTGGGGTTTACAATCGCGTTTCCCCAGGCATCTTGTAGCGGGGTTGCAAACATATTCCCCGCGCCGAACGAGTATTGAGACATTAGAAAACTCCTTAAACTACTTTGATTGTGATAGGGATAATTGCAACGGCCTGATCTCCGAGGACGCCCTCATCTGTGACTATCGCGCCGTCAATCCAAACGTGTTGAACCAGGCCGCCAAGCGTTTGCTTGTTACTGACAGGCTCCGGGGCAATGGATACGAGGACCGCATCGACAAGCCCGTTTAAGATGGTGGAAGGAACAATGGTTTTGTCCCCCTGAGTGTGGACGTAAAGGAAAACGTCGAGGGTGAAATTCCATACAGGATCAAGCCCGGCGGTTGAATTCGTCGGCACCTCCTTTTTTTGGCTCTGGAATAGTGCCGGTTGCTCTGACTGGGGTACATCGTCCCAGTGCCGGACCTTCCTGGAAACCGTTACGAAGCCATCTGCAGCCGACAGTTTTGCAAACAGGGCCGCATAAATCGTCTCTCTGGTCATATCTTGAAGGCTCCCGTTGTCGTCTCTCTGACGGTTTGCTCAATCTCTGCCCGGACGGTCGGGGCCATCTCCTCAAGAGCCGAACCAAGGAACGACCGGGGGCCGTAATGACGAACGCCCGGCGGATGTTTCGCGAAATACAAGGCCCGCGCCTTCTCCAACATCTGCCGGGGGCCACCCCGCGCACCGGCTCCGACCTTTCGGTCAAAACCAAGCTCCCAGTCGCGGCCATATGAAACATTGGTCCCCACGACGCCCACAACCTGGGTTGAATCGATCTCAAAAGACGGGGTAACACTTCGAGACAGCCGCCCCGTTTTCCGCCCTAAGACCTGGCCAGACAGCTTTTCCGCCTTGACCTTTTTCACAAGGTCCATGGTCAAGCTCCGGACCTTCTTTTCTAGCTGGGTTCTGAGGTTCGCGCCGAAAAGCGTAAACCGGGCAATGGTTTCCTGGTCGCCCTCAAGCCACGCGCTTATCATGGTTGCATCACCCGCTTATAGTTTGATAGGGTTGTTTCGATAGAATCGGAAATGTCTTTCTGACTGTAGGAAACGACCTCCCCGCCGATGCTCTTGCTTATTTGCCCTATCCGGTCCCGCTCTTTGTACCGCAGGGAAATAAGCTCAATTGCCGCCTGCTCGATCTCCGTCGGGACGGTCGCAAACCCGGCTTGATATGCCGCATAAACGTTGGCAATCCCGCGAGTGAAGGAATAGACACCGCCCACAAGCGAAACCGAGTATTGATCAAACAGGAAGCCAGGGGACGGCAAAGCGCCGGGGGCAGAATAAACAGCCGCCGGGATAGGGACACCGTCCACGGAAAGCAGAGAGACAGAGACAACCGGGTAATTTCTCAAGATCATTACGCGCCCGTCGCTGCCGTCCCGGTACGAGATATAAGCCTGCAACGTGATGTCACGGCCTAGCCACATGGTGATATAATCAGACGACGCGGAAATCAGGCGGGCAAGCAGAGAGTCGTCAGCCGTCCCCGTCACACCCAGCCATTGCTTGACGTTGACAAGGGTTGTCAGATCAGCCATTTTTCAGCGCGTCCAGCGCGGCAATCTTCTGGTCAAGGATCTGAGCAAGGCCCGGCTTGTCGTCTATGTTTTCAGCATCAAACAACGCGCTTTTTGCCTTTTCGACCTCTTCCTCTGCCATCAGGACAGCCGGGGCCTTCTTCTCGTCCAGCAACTTTTTTGCGGCTGCAGCCACCTCCTCGGCCTCCTTGGCCTTGGCCGCTTCTTCTTCATCCGCCTGGGCCTTCGCTGCCTGGGCCGCAATATCCGCCTCTGTGGGCTCGTAATCCGCGACAATAAAACCGTGTCCCATCAACTCGCTGGCAGAACTCAAGGGAACAGTGACAAAGCCCTCGACAACGTCGAACGATTCACCGCCACAAGAGCAGCCAGTGCAACCTTCCGGGGCCTTCATTTTTGCATTCATTTTTTTCCTCTCCAGAAATAGAAAAGGGGCCAACCGGAAAGGGTTGGCCCCTTGAGTAACTAGGTCGTTTAAACAGCCTGGCTATTTATCAGCCGGGGGCAATATTGCTAATGACTCCCATCGCAAACGGGGCATAAATCGCGAGGACTTCCTCAGCGTACACCCCGAACTCTTGCGCCCTAGTCCTGAGAGGCCAATCAATTTGGTAATAATCTTTTCGGACCTTTACCTCTGCGACGTTCGGGACGTTGTTCGATTTGTACTGCATGGGTAAATCCTCACACCAACCGAGAATAACGCCAGGCGGAAGGTTCGGGTGAATCATGACGGGGATCTTAATCCCGCCATTCATCGCGAACGGGTTGAAGTAAAAGCCGATTACACCGCCAGCCATAAGGCCCGCGTATCCTTCACCTGGAGGCGTGACGATCTGAAGAAGCGGGGCCGAAGCCGCTCCGGTCAAGCACTTAGTAGAAACGTCGTTCAACTGCTGGGCATTCATCCAGAGAACAGTCGGGGAAACCTGGTAATTGTTCCACATGGTGTAGAGCATCTGGTCAATTTCGGTCACTGTCCCACGCCCGGACGCGGTCAACTTGGTCCCCGTTCCAGGGGTTCCAGTGGCGAGCATCTGGACATAAGCGCCAGAGCCTGACTTCAGGGCCGCAGTCAACAGACCATCAAAAGCCATGACAGAGTTTGCCGACTTGTCCGCCGTGACCGTGGTTGCCGCCTGCTGGGTTCCGCCGATCAACGGCGCCCCGAATGTCGCGCTATTCACGGTGGTGATCTGCTCCAGCTTCTCCGCGCCTGACGCGCCAGTAAACCACGCATATCCCGCCGCGCCCTGGATTGCCGGGGTGCTGCAAGAGAGCAACTGACCAAGCGTAATGGCCTGGGTCGCAGCCGCCGACTTCATGCTTGACCCGCCGTTCAAGGTATAGGTGTTTCCATCAGCCCCGGTGAAGGTGGTGGAAAGGGGAATGCCGCCAGCCACCGACGCGCCACGGAAGCCTTCACCCGTCAGGGCAACGACGATGACAGAATACGTCAAGGCGGGCAGGGTATTTCCTGAACCGCCCGCCGACAGGGTCGGGGTCGTGGGGGTGCCAAGGGAAAGGGACCGATTGCCGAACAGGAGGGCGTTTTCCTCTTTCAGCATCATTTTTTGCAGGACACGCATTGTCCCTGTGGCCCGGATATCCTCGTAAGTCCGGCCCGCATTGATCGCCTCAAAAGTGGCCTGGTCCTCTTCTCCAATCGTGCAATAGCTGGCACTTTTCGGGATTACGGTATAAGACATCCGCCCGACCCGCTGGCCCTCCTGAGCCCACCCCATCGCGTCAAAGCCTGAACCGACAAGCGCCTGGATTACGTTCCAGTTGGTAGCAAGACCAAGGCCACCACCGACACGCGGCAAGCTGTTCCTGATAGGGGTATTGATCGGCACGAGGTTCTTGGCCGGGGCCTGGAGGTCATACGCCACCAAGCCGGTTGCAGTCGAAATCGTCTTTGCGATATCGTCAGCAGGATTACCAAGAGCCCCTTTGAAAAGGTCAAGCGTTTTCTGTATAACGTCCATTGTTTAACTCCTTGAAAGAATGAATTTGCTCGCCTTTCAGCGGCCTTGGAACATCTCAAAAAAAAAGGCCCTGAATGACGTGGAAGTCAGACAGGGCCTTTTAAAAGCCGGGGGTTTTAAGTCCGGGTTTGCCTCTTAAACATCTTCTTCAGCATGGATTCCGCTTTCTGCTCCGGGCTCATCTTCTCGAACTCTTCCGCCTCAGCTTTCGTCAGGGCTTCCGCTTTCGCGTCCTCGTCCTTACTGACGACGGTCGTTTTGGTGATAACTTTGGAAGGGGCCGGGACCGCCTCCAGTGCGGCAACGCGCTTTTTCAGGGCCGCGTTTTCTCCATCGACTTTCAACAGAGCATCCGCCGACACCTGGGCCGACTTCTGCAGATCCGCGACAGCGTCCGCGTTTTCCTTATCATCGTCGGTTGGATCCTTGACCGTCATCAGCTCGTCAAGGTGTCCCATTGCCGCCTGAATCGTTTCCTTAATGGTCGCCAGCTTGTCCTTGGTCGCGGTCGACAACGTCGCGCCAGCCTTCAGCAGATCCCCGACACCCGCCGACATTTCAAGTGGATCCACTGTCGGGACCATAGCCAAAAGACCCGCCTGCATTTCCGCGACCTCTTCCGCCGCCATCTCCATAAAGATTTTGCACCCAGCGGCCAGCCATTCACGCAGCTGGGCCGGGATCGGTGAAGCGTCCCCCTCATACTGGCTTTCATATTCCGCATCGGTAGCGACCCAGGAAACAGCCGACAGCAGGCTTGCAAGTTCCCCGATGGAATACATTCCTTTTCGTAGGGGATCGCCGCCGATGGCCAAGACCTTGACGGCCTCATCGGGGGCCGGGTCTGGATCTTCAGGGATAGCCGCGCCGTCCGTCTTCTTCAGGTCGCCGCCCTCTTCCGCCTTGTACATGGTAAAGACCGCTTCCGGGTTGGCCGGCCGATCAACAAGGGAAACCTCGACAAGCTTGATGCCTTTGATAATCGTCTTGTTGAGGTCATCCCTCACCGTGACCTTTCCACCGATGGAGAAGCCCTTATAAACTCCGGTCTGTACCTTCTTAACCGCGACCGGGTCCACGATATGAGCCCCGAAAAAGGTCTTGCCCATCTCATCGACATTGGCCTCGATAGCGGTTCCCGCCGCGCTGTTCTGGTGCATCTCCCGAACCGCGCCAAACTTCATATAGTCGGGAAGGGCCGCTTTCATCGCGTCGGCCGTAATCGTTTCGCCGTCACTGTCCACGGCCTCAGAAGAAGCAAAGCCCCATACTTTGATGGTGCCGTCCTCTTGCGCTTCCACTTTGCTGATTTTAGCATATAGCTTTTTCATTCTTCGCCCTCCTGAGCGGTATTATCATCTGGTTCGCTGCCGTCTTTTTCTGTCTCTGGCAAAATATCGCAAACGCATGCAGGATGCAGGGGCGGGCCGTCCCCGCCCTCGTTTGGGAAATCCTCATCGATTCCGACCGTCACGCCGTCCAGCTCTTGGCAGAACTCGCAACACGTCGGGGCCGCAATCCATGTCTTGCCCTGGACAACCCCGCTTTCCTTGTAGGCTGTCAGGTTCCCTTGAACATCCGCAAAGCATGTCTCTGTCCGGGCGATCATTTCCGCCCTGGAGTCAGAGAAAGCGTAGTTGTTCGCGATAAGGTCGGCAAGATCATCGTTTGACATGCCCTCTTCCATCGCCTGCTGAACGTCGCCCCTCAGATACTCACGGGTACTGTCAGTGATCGCCCATTCAGGATTAGGATTTTCGACAAGTTCGCCGTCAACCCATTTCATGCCGACCAATTCCGCCGATCTCTCTTGCGAATATTCGACGGCCTTCTCGTTCACCAGCTCTGTTATTTTGGCCGGGGCATCCTCAATGCCAAGCTGCAACAATCCCTCTGCCCCGCCGTCTTTCCCGACGATTTCAAGGATGCCCTGGACATCGCCCGCAAGGTCCGACCAGCCGCTCAAATCAATATTTTTCAGAATTTCAGCAAGCCTAGCAGCATCTTGCAGGCTCATTTTCCCTAGTGCTTCAGTAAGTTGTTTGGCAACCGCAACCGCCTGGCCCTTGAAAAACTTTTTCAAGACCTTTTCCAACTTCGTCCGCTGGCCCACTATCGCCGTCCGTTCCCGGTCGATAGGGGCCACCTGTTTTTTTCCTTTTGCCACCGCCTCCTTTTCCTTGGGTGGGGAAGCGGTGCCGGGTTCCTCTGCGACTTTACCGGGGGGGGCGTTCGCATCAGTTCCCGGCACTGCCTGTATAATCGTCGGTGGTGGTGGCGGTTCAGGTGGGTTAATAACATCCTTCAGCAACACGGCACCTTGCGCCGTGTAAAGCATTAACTCATTGCCGTCCGGGACCGGGTCCAGGCCATCAAGGGCACGCGCCTCGTTGATTGTCATGGTGGCATTTTTCAGCTTGGTATCGGTAATCTTCGCCTGAATCTCCGGCTGCAGGGCGTCTTCAGTCTCCCAGAAAAAGCCAAGGTCAGGGTAGCCAAAAAACTTGCCGATCATTACATTGGCAAGATTTTGAATCCACTGCATGATGGGCGTCAAGCCTTCCTCAAGCGCCGCCTCCTGCGCTGTCTCAGCCGTCGCTCGGTTGACCTGCTTGGTAAACGGAGTTGAGGGTACAGAAAAGGCATAGCAGACGATCCTAGCCAACCATTCGTCAAACTCGTCTTTTGTGACGCCGCTTTTTGTCTCCTGGAACTTCAGGCCGCCGGGTACAAATTTCGCGTGACTCTTTGCCGCCTGGTTCCCTTCAAGCAACGAATCCCAATATTTTTGAAACTGCGCTATCTGGTCCGGGTTCCACGTTTCAGGCACACCGATCAGCGCCTCCGGTACGTTCCCCTCGGTGTAATACTGCAGCTGGTGAAGGGACCGCCGCAAGGCAACATTGACCGTGAAGACGATCTGTTCAACCGGGCTATACCCATAGACTTTATGTGTCCGGGGGTTCCTGGGCAGGTAGATTAATTCATCCGTCGAATAGTCGACCGCTGGCAACCCTTTTAAAATCTGCTGATATGCTACCTGTGGGGCTGCCGGGGTTCGCCCCGCCTGATCAATAACCCGCTTGATCGTCGCGCCGTCCACCGGGTCAAAAGAATAGACCTGGCCGCCGACCGTTGGCCGCACATAAACAGCAGGCGCATCAATGACGAAGAGGTCTTCAAGGAGCATCCGCAACCAGGTTGAAAAGTCATGTTCTCTATCCGGTGATTGTAAAAGGTCTTGCACGGCCTTACACCGCGCGTCCATGGTAGCTTTCGGGTCTTTCGGCTTGATCGTCCATTGCATCTTTGCAATCTGGTCCTTCCGTGTCTCGATAACGAGCCGTAGCACATCGCACGTATCCGCAAGGGTTCGCATCTGTGAGAACGTGACGCCCTCGCCATCGCGTGGCGACCGGGTGACGTTAGCCAGGACAGGGAAATCAAACTGACGGCCCTGGGCCTCATCCTGGGCAACTGGGGGCAAGGGATCACCGGGGCCAAACCACTCCGGGGTTTTGCCCGTCAGGATAAACTTGACTCCGGTCGTCAATCGTGAGATTAAGCCCGCGTCAATCTGTTTTTTGTCCGCCATTCTCTTCCGCCCTTCCTTTTGCTTGTTTCGCGTAGAAATCCAAAACGCCCGTGCCGTGGTTGTCTGAAAGATCCGTTAAAGCCCACACCAGGCCGTCAAGCCTGTCAGGCGAGTATTTTGATTCCAGCGGGTCCCAATCGCACATCTGATCTTCCAGCCCGGAAAACATCCCGACATGATGGACCCGCCCTTGTTCGTACAGTGCGGAAATAGGTTCCGCCCTTATCGCCTTTCCCCGGGACGCCGTGACCTTCCGGTAAGATACATTGTGGTCGACTTGCCGGATTACAGCCTCGACAAGGTCGCCGCCGTTGTTCGTCTCTGCAATGACCCTGTCAGCCTTGAAATGGTAATAGGCCTGAATCGCAACCGTTGCCCACCCTTGAGGGGAGGCAATCAGGGACAAGTCAGCCAGTACGTAAAACTGATCATCGACACCGAGCCCGGCAACAATGATGCCTGACTCGTCGCTATCAGCTTTCGACGTAACAGCCGGATCAATCGCAACCACGATTCTCTTCAGCGTCGGATAGACAGCAACCCGCAAGCCGTCTATTTGCTTCTGGCTCCAGAGAGCGCCGGGGTTGTCCTCCAGCACTTCCGCGTTTAATTCCTGCCGGCCAAGCCGGGTTCCTTCATACTTTTTGATGATCGCAGAGAAGAAGCCCGGGGCCAGGTTTGACCTGTTGGCGTAAGTCGTTCCCCGCGTGATTACCGTTGCCGCGTCGGAAATAATTTCCTTGATCAGCTTTGACGGTTTCGGTGTCGTCGTCAAACACGCCTGCGGGTGGCCACCGAGCCGTAAGCCGAACTTTGCTTGGTCCCAGGCCTCCACATAGCGCCAGGCCGCGACCTCATCGCACCAGAGCATTTCATGCTGTTTACCGCGTAAGCGTTCCGGCTCGTCTGCCGTGAATATCAGGGACTTTGACCCGTTCGGCCATTCCAGCTTGCGCTTCGACGGAATATAGCGGGGTCTTTCCGATCTTGGGCAAACGGCCAGGATACCGCTTTCACCCTCAATCATAATGTCCCGGGCATCGTCAGCAGTCGCGCCGACAAGGTTCACGTAATTATGTCGCTTTACCTCTTGCCGCACCCACTCCGCGCCGGTCCTCGTTTTGCCAAAACCACGCCCGGCCAGAATCAGCCAATACGACCAGGCCCCGCCGGGGGTCAGCTGCTCGGCCCGGGCTACCTTATCCCATTCATACCTGAGCCGCGCTTTTTTGATCCGATCAATATCAGCAGCAGAGAATTGGAAACTAGGGTCCCGCCGTTTTCTTTCAGCCAGGGAAACAAGGAAGGCCGCTTGCTTGTCCTGTTCAAGGCCCCTTGACATCGCCCTTAAAAACAGCCGCCGCAAGTTCCTCGAACTCTTCCTCAAGTTCCTCGTCGGTCAACTTTTCAACCCGGCTCACGGTTAAATTTGTATCCGTCGCCGGTTCCTTCCAGCCTGCCCGGGTCTTCAGCCAGAAGATGGCAGCCACTACAGCGCCGGGGCCGTTGCCCGTGGCCTTCTTGAAAAGGGATTGAGCCACAAGACTGTTGGCCTCTCCCCTGCCTTCTGAAAGCTCCGATTTAAAGGCAGCGGTGAAGGTATGCCGGGACAAGGGCTTGCCTGTCTGGTTGTTCGTGATCTTCTGCATGATTAGAACGTGAGGCGCACCACAGGCCGACATAATGGCAACCGTCATTCTCTGCTTTTCGTTCGGTTTGAATTTCGTTCTCATTATGTCCTTTATGCAAGCTCAATACTGAACTCAGAACCGCCCCGCGTAACCTTCCCCGTCAATCAAAACAGGGTTGGTAAATCCAAACTCGTTGATACTCGCTGCAATCTCGTCAATTTGCCCCGCCGAATGCGTCCGACTATTCCGGGCATACGGGACAAGGTCAGCCAGCGGTTTATATACGATTGTCAGGTTTGGCATGTTTTTTATAAGTGGCAAATAAAAAAGGCCGGGCAACCATTTTCAGGTTGTCCGGCCTTTCAAGATGCCCGCCGTTCGCGGGCCTATGTGTCAAAACGCAAAAAGCCCGAAATCCTTTTCAGGACTCCGGGCGCATTTCAAGCAGTAACCATTCACGGTCAGTATTCCCCATCGAATGGGGAATTGCAAGGAAATTATTTTTTGCTGCCTTTTTTATCAGCGTATTGGTGGAGCGGGAATATCAGCCAAGAGTCTTTTGATGGAGGCGTTGATAACG